CTAATTGCTTGTGCTTTTTTGAGCAATTAATCTTTTATATTTGTCTAATAGCTGTTCTTCCGTTTCCTCATGCTGCGGATCTTTAGGAATACAGTCGACTGGACAAAATAATTGACATTGTGGCTGGTCATGGTGACCAACGCATTCGGTACATAAATCTGGATTAATTTCATAAATCACTTCACCCATAAAAATAGCTTCATTTGGGCAAACTGGTTCACAAACATCACAGTTTATGCACTCATCGGTGATATATAACGACACTTTACCAACCTTGTTGATGTTTACGCTCAAAAGCTTCAACCACAGCTTGCGGAACAAACTTGGTTACATCACCTTTTAAGCGTGCAATTTCTCGAATCAACGTCGAAGAAATAAAAGAATACTGTTCGGAAGGTGTTAAAAACACGGCTTCAAAATGTGGGTCCAACTGGCGATTCATATTAGCCAATTGAAACTCATATTCAAAATCAGATACTGCTCTTAAACCGCGAAGTACTGCTGTAGCCTTTTGTTCTTTGAAAAAATTAACCAATAAACCATCAAAACCTACAAATTCAACATTTGATAGATGGCCTAATGATGACTGTGCCAGTGCAACTCTCTCTTCTAGACTGAACAAAGGATTTTTATGATGTCCAATTGCAATCGCTACTACGACCTCATCAAACATTCTTGATGCTCTAGTAACTAAATCAACGTGCCCATTTGTGATAGGGTCAAATGTTCCAGGATAAATTACACGCGTTTTAGACATCCGCTAGTACTCTAATTGTATTGTGCAGCTATTTTAGCAAAAGTTATACATGAGGCGAAATATTGATATGTGGGAAAAAACTTCACCTTGGCATCAGTTTACGGCACAATAGGGGCAATTGTGGAAGTTTGAATTATGGCGAAAGCAACAGTAGTAAAGAATAATAAGTGTCGATGTTTATTTTAATTCTCTATAGTTCCTTTTTTAAAGCTAAGTTTTTGAATTATAAAAGTTGTTGTTCTTATTAGTTCCTTTTAGTTTGTTTACATCCTCGAAAAAAACGGGTAATAATGCGGGTAACAAACTACTTACCCTTACCTCATGGCCTCTGTTAAACTTTCTGATCTAAAAATTAAAGCACTGAAACCTAAAGAAAAAGTCTACAGAATTTTGGATGCAGACAGACTTTATATAGAAGTTCGTCCATCTGGTACAAAAGTTTGGCGGTTTAAGTTTGTTTTTAATGGTAAAGAATCTTCTATGAGTCTTGGTGAATACCCAGCTATTACTTTGGCAGACGCTAGAATTTTAAAAGATGAAATGCGAGCAAAATTAGCTAAAGGCATACATCCAGTAGAAGACAGACAAAATAATAAGGCTAAGGCATTAGAAGAAGGAAAAAATACATTCAATGCTATTGCAGCTGAATTTAAAGAAAAACGCATGACCTTGAAGTCTGAAATTTACCAAGAGAAGTTTGATACTGCTTTAGAAAAAGACATATGCCCTGTTATTGGCAAAAAAAATATTAAAGATGTAACTGCGGCAGATGTTTTGAAAATCTTAAACAATACAATTAGTCGAGTTACTAAAGAAACCAATGGGAAAATGACTGGTGAATCTGCTGCTTTGCAAAATAGAAGATTTATCGGAGCAGTAACTCGTTATGCAATTGCCACTTTAAGACTTGAGAATGACCCTACTTATGCTGTGCGTGATGTTATTAAGCGACCACGTGTAAAACATGCAAGAGCCTTAACTAAAGAAGAAAGGAAAAAGGCAAGAACTCAATTGCCTAAATACAATGGAACAGAAACGGTAAAAAATGCTGGCTTCATTCTTTTATACACAATGCTTCGTGCAATCGAAATTAGAAAAATGCAGTGGAAATGGGTTGATTTTGAAACAAGACTAGTTCGATTCCCAGAAGATTCAATGAAAAAATATAGAATTCATGTTCTCCCTATCTCTGATCAGGTATATGAAGTGCTTAAACGCCAATATACAATTTCTGGCGATGATGAGCTTGTTTTTCCTGCGATTTTCAGTAAGAAAAATAACGGTATGTTGGCTAAAGAAACTCTAAACAGTATGCTTGAATATATTGGCTTGAAAGGTGTCACTACTCATGACTTTAGAGCTACAGCATCGACATTACTATATGAAAAAGGCTATGAAAGCACTTGGGTTGAAAAACAACTTGCTCATGCAGAACAAAATAGAACAAAAGCATCTTACGACCATTCACAACATTTAGATGCTAGACGGGAAATGATGCAAGACTGGGCTGATATTGTGGATAGTTGGAAAGATTAATAGTTTTGCTTCCTACTAAACTGCCACCAAGTCTTGTTAAAGTAGACTTCATTTGTCCGAAAGTTAATTTTTAATTCATTATTGGTATAGTCATAAATCTTGATGACTTCATTATTCTTATCAAGCTCAGCAAGAAGGTTGCATGTGTGCTCAACCTTCCCTGCTTCATAAACCATGATCATGACTTGCATCACAAAGCCCTTACACAAATAGAGACATTAACGTTACTATTAATTGTGTGAGCTGTGCAACCTGAGAAGAGGAGGCACAGCAATGTGATGATCGATGCAACTTTAGTACGCTTACACATATACGTTACTTCTTTAGAAAGAGTGCTCGCTCAGCTTCACGACGACGAACTAAGCCTTTCATAACCTTGCCACCGCCTTTGTTCCAACATAAAAATTGATCTGCTGCACCTTGATAGTCTTTGGTATTCAGTTTCTTTAAAAGAGTTGAATTGCTAAAAGCTGTTTGACCAATGTTGTAAGTTAGACTAACCAGTGCATCAAATTGATTTTGTGATAATGGCACTTTCACCAGGTTATTCACAGAAGATTCAAATCGTTTTAGGTCATGGGCAAAGTATTCCTTAGCCTGCTCTAAAGTACACTTATCGCCTTTCTTCACTTTCATGCCATTGGGGTAAACTGTAGTTCCAATGCCAATGGTCCAAACACCTACACCGTCGTCATAAGCATTTAATCGAATACCCTCAAAGCTTGAGATTAATTCAATACCAACTTGACTGGTTTTCATGCCACTTGGTTGAAGATCATCTACTACAGCATTGAGCTTATCTACCTGTTCTTGTGTAAGCTTGCCACCTGCAATAACTCGTGCAGCATCAAAAAATGGTTTAGTATTCATGATTCACCGCCTTTGCCTGTAATGATTGCAACAAATGCCGCTTTAATTTCTGCAATAACTTCTGAAACTGTTTTACCTTTTAAAAGCGCAATCGACTGGTAAGCAATACCAATAAACAGTAATCCAAACACAGCAAACATCAGCATGATGAAGCCTTGGAACATTGTGGATGAAGTTAAATAGCCGTAATGCTCAATGAAAGCCGAACCACCATACAGGCTCACAGTGACACTACAAACAAACTTTGTAATAACCCCTAATGAAATCTGAATTTTACCGTTGGTATCAATATCACCACTGAGAACAAGAGCAAGAATTGCACCTACAACGGCTGGAAATATTTTAATCACCCATGGGATTGTATTTTCTTGCATGATTTCACCTAATTTTTAGTAATAAAAAAGCCCTAGCTAATTAAAAGCTAGGGCTTGTGGTGGTTTGTTGGGTATTTGAATATAAAATTCGAATATTAAGTTGTGGTGGTTTGTAATGTCCCATCCCTATTGTAGTAATAACGACAACTAAGGATACAAACACCTGTTAAAATAATACCCATAGGTGTAAAGATAAAAGGGTTTGTTTGGGAAACTATAAATGAGAAGAACATTAGATAAACGAAAGGATTGTATTTTGTTTTACTGCTAATAAATACATATACAGTAAGCACTAATGAGCTAAGCAATCCTGGGAATCCAGTTTTAAAAAATATTTCCATGAATATATTTTCTAATCTTGCTCGTCCATTAATTTCAGATCCCCACCCATTTCCAACAATATTCTGCAGGAATGTATTTTCTGCAAGAATGTAAGCTCCATCTTTGAAACGGACTGAATTTGAGTCACCAGCATCTTCCCGCAAAAATAAAATCTTCATTATCAGCATATAAATAATGAAAATTGCAACTGGTGACAAAATAAATAACAAAAATGCCGTTTGCTTACGTGCTGTAAGCATCAAATGCAAACACACTGTAAATATTGATGCTAACAATAAGCCTCGCGTTTGAGATAAGAAAATACATAGTATTAAAAATGCTGCTAATATTTTTTTACCACGAATGTAAGCATAAACAAATCCGAGCCCAAGAAAAAAGAATCCCTTATAGAAGAAATACCCATCTTCCCCACGGAACATGATTTCACTTGATGTGGTTTCGGCATAAGCATAAAAGGCTGGAAAAGGTAGAACACCATAATTAATTAATAATAATATTATTATTTGTATTACACCCATTATGAAAGGAATAACTAGCAGGTATTTGCAAAACTTCTCTAATAAAATTTGAGAGTTATTTTCATTTTGTCCTAGAATGAGAAAAAACAATGCAAAAAAGAAAAAGGGTTTTAGATCTGCCATTGCCAGACTAAGATCATTTGTTGCCATTGTAACCATCCCAATAGGAATAAAAAACGTTCCCAGGATGAAAGCAATCAGTTCATTTCTTCGGATATAAATTGTTGAAAAGCTAAGTTTGCAAAAAACTAATAATAAGCCAATGAAAAAAAGAACATATCTAATTGTAAGCCCGCCAAAAAGCTCAAACAATCGCCCCGATCCACCACCAATAATGTCTATAAATAATATTTTTAAGAAAAGTAGTTCCATCTTGGGCCCTTTTTTTTGAGACGCCCTAATATTACAGATTTTAAACTAAATTATCATCCAAATAATTAATTCTTAAAACCCCCTCTTAATATTTGAATATTAGGAGGGGTCTTTGCACTAAATCAATTTTACGTGCCCATATACACTATAATTTGAAGCATCTGTAGATGATATGTTCTCAATAATTAAAACATAAACACCACTTTCAACAGAAACTCTAAAAGTAGCACCTATGAAATCATTACGATCAATTGCGACCTTATTATTGTAGAACCGGCCACTCATATACCCGAGAGTTGCTTGCGAACGTAATTTTAAATTAAAACTTGCTTGCACCATCTCATTAGAGGCGATTGCAGTTACAATACGGAGCCGAATTAAAGAAGCATCTATCGTTTGTGTTTCATGACTACAGAAAGGTATTGTCCCATCCTGAGGAGTACCTTGATTACCATAATATGTATACGGAATCATCCCCCGCATGTAATCATTATGTTTTGCTTGAACACGCCCAGAATCACTATCCCACTGTACAATTCTCTGAAAGTTTTGCCCCCAATGTCCATAAAGCACGCCATTTCCACCATAAGTGTTTTTATCAACAAATGTAACATCAAGTGGTGAGTTGGGCGCAATACCAGCAGTATAGTTATAGTTTGCGTTCTTAGTAGTATCGCTTAATAAAATGGTCGTACCAGACCCAGCAACTACCAAATTCTCAAGCTGAAATACTTTGTTATCTTCTTCATTAAAGATGACTTTTACGTTTTGACTGTCATTTAATCTAGCTAAAGCGCCATCATGACAGTTAATAAAGTTATTTTTTAACGTGTATGTTAAAATAACATTAACTGCCCCGCCCATATCAATAAACTCAAGAATGGTTTGGCAATTCTCAAAATAACATCCCGTGATTAAGAATCCACCGTGATTGTTTACATCAATTGGGTTTCTGAAACGAATTGCGACTTCGCAAGATTCAGCATCAAGATTACCAAGTGTTGGGGCTTGTTGCTCTTGAGAGAACTCATAAGCAACAGGGCAAGACGATGCTTGAATTTTTCCGCCAAACTTTAACATCCCATATGACTTCTCAAAAACATACGCAGGTTTTTTAGGAATTAACCCCAAACCAACGCCATCTGCAGTTGAGTTATTGAGACTTAGAAAGTAACATCCATATGTGACTAAATGTTGATTACATGCGGTAGATTCTACATCATTGACAATACACTGTTGTGTCCAGCCCTTTAATTTAATTGATTTATCAAAATCACGAAATCTGAAACCATTGATTCTTGAATAGAAGATTGGGTTATCAAGATCTGTCTCACTTGTGTTATCTGTTAATACGCCAGATACATATCTAGCACTTCTAAAACAGTCATTTGCTTGTGAGTTGCCAAGCATGATTGTTCTATTACCCACTAGATTTGCGTATGGTGGGATTAGGATCTCTTCATTTATCTTGTATCTTGGTGAGTTAAAAATTAGTTTAACTCCGAAATCTTGAATACGGTTTGCAATTTCAGGATAAATGACTTTTAGAATACTCTGAATAGTATTTGAATCGTCTGTTATTCCATCCCCAATGGTTCCTCCCTGCTCAACACTAATGCAGTCATCATATTGGAGAACCCAGCCACCAATTACAGTTACACCATTATTTATGCTCGCTTTAGATGAATCATATACATATTTTGAGCCACCTTTGCTTAAGCCAGCATGATATGATTTTGTTATTGCAATTAACCCATTTCGTTTATGTGGGTAAGCTAACATCTCATCTACTGAACTAAAATATCGAGGGGTTATACTATTAATTTCTTTTTGTGATTCATTCCTATCAATCACATTATCAGCATCTTGATATGCTTTTATCCACGATGTAGTTCGTGCATCGTAACGATAGTTGCCTAAATCTTTCACATAGATTGTGCGCCCATCCCATACATTAGTTACTCCTTCTAAAGCTTCTAATGAATCAAGATGAGTTACAGCTAATGCATTTATAGTCCCTTCATTGATTGCTTCATCAATCATAGAAAGGAACATGTCTTTTAAAATTTGGTCGCCTTTAATCCGATCAGCGATTTCTTGAGAAAGGTCAGTTATCAGCTTGGCAATATCTTGTGTATTAAGATCTACTTGTTGCTCAATGGTATTTATTTGATTTTGTAATTCTATATCGCCATTTGTGCGGTCCGAAATCTCTTTAATCAATGCAAGCCAAATAACTTGATCACGATACCCAAGTTCTTGAAGCTTCCACCAGATTAAATCAAAGTCTTTATTTACAGCAGAAGGGCGAAAAGAGTTGTCATATAGTTGGTAATTAGTGGTGCGTTGAAATGGCGTATTTCTTTCCAAATTAACGACCACACCATTTAGTGGTGCTACATTAAAGGTGACAGTATCATTAGCTAGAGTCCATGAGCCTACAGGCGCATCTTCACCATTAAGAGTAACGATTAAATATTCTGCTTTATCACAATTAAACTCTAATGGAAAAGCAGTTGTTGTTCCATTCGCAATATATTCTTTTGATGGCGTTTGAGCTGGTACTGACATAGCCTACCCCTAATTTTCGAAATCTAAGGCGGCTTCATGTACGCCACCGTTTGTTCTCCAATTAGGCGTTTCTTCATAGTCTGTTTGGTTGAGTGTTTTACCAACCCTTTCAGGAGCTTCTACAATTGCACCGGCTAATGAGTCTAAATAGTCATCCGGTTGATCAGTAATGGCTGGATTAAATTCACGCATCTGTTTTACTTGTGCTGAATCCTCCCCGTTCTCATCTTCAAGTACAGAGACGTGCGCCCATAAAAGACCAGAAATTAAAGGTCCTTCAATACCATCTAGAATGCGCTTATTTTTAGATTTAGTTGAGTGCTGCTCTGTTACACCACAACGCATTCCACGAGTCTTTAGAGCAGCTTTTAACGCTGCTGGCGCAAAGTTACCGATACCGTTTGTCTCAATAGTGACTTTAGATAAATGGAATTCTTTGATGATGTTGCATAACTGCCAAACTTGTCCGCCTATTACGCGCCCATCTGCATCGGTTTCAATTACTTCGCCCTTAAGTGCTATCGATCTATGCCAATATTTATTACCTATATCATCATGAAAGACTAATGCAGTTGATGAAATATCAGACTTAAGCTTTCCTGATGATGGGTCCCAACGGAATGTTGCACCAACAATCTGACGCTCACCAATCATAAACATGGTGGTTCTATTGGCTCGTTTAAGAACTGGTTCACAGTTGTAAGCTATGATCTTATCTGGATCTAAACGCACATCACCAATAGGTTTAGCGTGCATTTGATATTGAGAATCCCATTCATTAAGGGTTTTACATTCCTCTCGGCGTGATGCCATTTCTTCCGCATCAAAACGTTCTGCCCAAATTCCTTCTGAATAGAAATCAGCTACATAATGATCATTAGCTAAAGTCACTTCATATAGATCATTTACTTTTTTTAGAGTGTAGTCTTGGCCTTTACTAAGGTATTTCGCCCCTTGCCCAATCCCAGCAAAAGCATGTATTGGCTCAAAGTCCAAAAGGTATTTACCACCTGCTAATGCATTCTCGATGCGCTTTTCATTTTCAAACATTTTGAGCACCAATATATCTACTTTACGTAGCTTTTTAATCTTGTCGTAAAGTGAGTCATGTGAGTGTGGTGTACCAATCCAAAGCTTCTTTGCACCAGGAAAGGCAATGTGTGTTTGTTCAGATAATCTGTAGGTGAGTTTTTCTCGGGCTTCTGGTGAACCCGTTGTTTTTGGTGTTTCAACATCATCGTTTTGGATGAAGTGAGCGCGGTGTCCTGTTACCCCTGAAAGGATGCCTTTAGCCAACATAGTCCCATAACGGACATCATCCGTACCTGTCACCCACCAGCGTTCCGTTTCACCTTTTTTTCTTTTGACTTCTGGATTGTCAACACAAAGAGGATGCTTTTCTAAGACTAACTTAGTCCCGTTACTACACTTATAGGCATCATCATCTGTAGTACCTTGGTGGAGTATCTGTGTTTCGGGCCAGCAGTAAATAACCCATGCATTAAAAACATCAAGAATTGTAGATTTTGAATGCCCGCGCGGCATCATTAGCAGTGCAGTACGGCCCTTGATATAAAAGTTTTCTAGGAAAATACAAACAAGGGCATGGAAGTCTGGAACCTTCCAACCCTGTATATCTGCCCAAATTAAAAAGAACGCTAGAAAGCTAATTTTTGGCTTAGTCATCAGCTCATCCGTTGTCTCATTTTTTCCGCTTCTGCTTCCGCTTTTTTAATTAAATTCTGTTCATGTTTCTTTTGAGTATCATCATCTGTACTTGCTAGCGGCAGTGCTCCTCTACGATATGCAAGAACTTGCTCAACTTTTGTAATTGCTGAAGCGCATTGGTTTAGGCCCTTGTAGAGCCATACTTTATTGCCTCGATCTTCAGGTGTTTCAAAACCACATTCACTAGCAGCGTAAGCAATTTGAATAAGGTCATCTGTCATTTTTTCAGTTAGTTCTTCTAACTCTTTTGTTTGATCATCACGCATAAAAAAAGCCCTCGCATATAGTTCATATATACAAGGGCTTATATAGTGGTGTGTTGGGCAGTTTTAATTGTCCTTATTTGCTTTTAATCTTTTTGCTTTTAAGTCTTCTGGTTCTTCTCCTTCGATGAGTTTCCCATTTTCATCAAAGTAATATGGCTCATAAGAGTCAACACACAACTTATAAACAATATATATGATTAATAAATATGTAATTAGACTTGGAATTGAAAACCAATTTATATAAATATTTTCAGACCAAATAAAGACTAGTGGAGCAAAAACAAGAAGCCCTAGAATTCCTAAAGCTTTTAAGTAATTGAAATAAAAATTCCGTCCTTTAAATTTCCACTCTATCATTTAATAACCCTCTCAAAATTTGGTGCTCTAATGTCATTTATATCATCACCCCAGAAGCGTTCACGATCTTGTTGTCGTTCAGCTTTACGTAGAGCTTTCTCACGATAGCCCGGTGCAATAGCGTCCTGCATTTCGTCAAATACCATGCGGTTAATGGCTGCTTTTGTATACCATAAGTTTTGTGCAGGTATTTTACCCTTTACAAACTTAAAAGCTTCATTGCCGAAGTTAGTGTCCCTGCCTTCATTGTATTGAGTTAAGTTACCTACTGTTAAACCTAGCAATCCTGTAAAGTCACTACCTAATGGACCAGATACAAAGGAGTTTGCATCACGGCCAGATGTGTCAGTTCCAGCAACTAGAATGTCCCCAAGAACAGGCAAGCCACCACCAGCAACAAGAGATCGCATAAAGAAACCTCCCGCCTTTTTCGGATCATTACTATCATAAATAGTTTGCGGATCATTGCCGTTTAGCAACTCTCGAAGTTGTACAACTAATCCACCTAACAACGTCATAGTCACAAATAATGGTACGCCATATGCAGCTTTACCTTTTAATCCTTCTTGAGAAACCATACGACTGCCTTGACGCATTAAAAATGCCGCTGAGAAAGATTTAAATTGAGTTAAGCTCTTAAACACTTCACTTGTAATAGTTCCCTTAGCTCCTACAGTCATCCAAGTGCGTTCACGAAGTCCTGCTTCAATTACGGCCATGCCCTGCTCATCAAGTAAATGAGCTTGTAGCTGTGAAGCAACTTGATCTTTAACTTGTTTAGGGTCACCAAACGCTGCTAATTTTTCATCTGGAATTTCATAGATAGAACGCGCCGACATAAGTTGATTGCCTTTGCGGTCCACAACAGGTTCAGCCAATTGGAAAACTTGCCAAGCACGCTCATCTAAACCAGTATTTGAAAGTAATTCACGGTCTTGTACATCGAGGTCATTCCAAGCTTTCGAGCGACTTAAACGTCCATACTTCTCCATAAGCAGCTTAGTAAAGCCAACTTTTGATGCAGCAGTAAGAGCATTTAGAAGTGATACTCTCATGACTTGTGATGCCACACCGCTAGAAATACGGGCTAACTTTTCTGATTTTCCGTAAGTTGATGTAAGCCCATCATCTGACCACCGCGCAATAGAGCCTAACATTTCTTCAGTGGCCAGACCTAAGCTATGTGCAAGTTCTCGATCAGCTTTATTAGCTGGGTTTAGCTGCCCGATTAATTCCCCAAAAGCCTTACGATATGAAATGTCATGCACAGCCGCAGTTTTCGCAATCGTCGCCTGATCTGCTAATGATGCAATGGTAGTACCGCCAAGCATTGAAGCAACATTCATCGAACGGTATGCAAGGCCAAGGTTAGCCAACACTTGAGATTGTGGAGAATTGCCACCGCTGAACTCTTCAAACATTGCTTTAGCACGGTTACGAACCCTCTTGGTTATATTGTCACTTATGCCTTTTTCCCAATCTTTCTTTGCAGCCGCATCCATTAAGATTTTTAAGGCCGTTTTTGGATTGCTTCCAAGGTTCTCAACCATGGCAATGTCTTTCGATAAGCCATTAATGTGACCTTCGACCAGATCAACAAATTGCATACCGCCGAACTCAGATTGATATTCAAGCCAAGATTCAGCATCTTTGAAATGTAAAACGCGGCTTTCTGAATGTCGGTTAGTTACTTTGGATGTACCGCCACCTGTAGCTTGTCGGCCTACTTCAATTTTGTTTGCACCGTCACTTGATAACGTGTCATAGGTATATTCAAGCAATGAGCGTATTTCTTGCTGTGAGTAGTAATCACCGTTCTCATGCACATATTGGCGAGTGTCGATTAGAGATTCAGCTTTACTTACCCACGCTTCTTTGCCAGCTTTGGCGATCTTTTCTAAGTTGTGAGTTTGTGGCAATCCCCAATTATCTAGTTTGCCAATGTCGCCACCGTTCCGGTTGAAACGTTCACGCATGGTTTCAAAAACATCACCCATCTTGTCGCTAATTTTTTTAGCTAGAGCATCACCAGTGTTTTCACCAAATCTTTCACGAACAATTTTTTGTACTAATTCTTGATCTGTGAATATTCCTAAACCACCTTTAATATTGGTATAGAAGTCCACCAGATCACCGCGATAGATTGCAGCAATACCACGCGCTTTAGAGTCGATTGACTGGATGCCTGACATATCACCATGAGCCGCAACCATTCGGTCAATCACTTCCATAGACGATAGTTTGCTATGGTCTAAAGCTGCAATATTTTGGGATTGCTTAAGAATGTCTTGAGCTGCAATTTTGTGCTTACGCTTTAGTTGTTCTTGGATATCGATTGCAACTTGTTTTGATGCTTCCGTTAGCTTTTCAGCATCGGAAAGGTTACGCCAGTTCTCAATATCTTTGCGCGCCATATTACGCATAGTCTCATTAATACGCGCTTCAATATCCGTTGCTTCTTGTGCTGATAATGATTGCTTACCAAGTGCCTTAGCTACCGCTTGTTTGCATTGTTCTTTCATAAAAAATGCCCAAATATTTTTAGCTATCTGAGCATTTAATTTGTGGGGTTTTGTTGGGTAATCAAAAATAGTTAAGGCAATTCTGGCTTGTGCATCCAATGGGTTGGTTTGTGATCCCAATATTCGAGAGCTTTGCCTGTGCCATTAAATCGCATTCTTTGATAAGTTTGACAATCAATTATTTCGCCAAATCCCATTGTTCCATCATCAAGCAAAATAATTACTTCACCCTTGTCTACTGGCGATACATCTTCAACTTTAATCCAGACCATAGGTGAATCCTCTACGAGCATATTGTTTTTGAGTTGGTTGGAATTGTGCTCTATAGCTTTCTAATAGGTAAAAGGGAATAGTTATGTATTCTGGTGTATAGAATTCCTGCGGGTTTTTATATTCCAATCGAGAAATGCTTGGCTTCGCAAGCTTAATGTCATCTGTAGTACCTACATGACGTTCTGAAATTAGTTTCATTTGATCATGAGAAGAAGCAAGAACTTCAAAATCATCTCTATATATTTTAACTATTTCACATCCAATTAATGTACTGTCGATAGGCGAATAAAAAGTGTTAAAAGTTTCAGGTAGAACCATAATCTCTTCATACATTTTAAGGCTTAAAAAAAGTAAATTTGGCTCACCAGAAAAGTTATTATTGAAATCTTTCTTAGCCTTAAATAATTTTAATATTAATTCATTCATATGCACCTCTGCATTACCTGATTATGGGTGTGGCAACTGTTCAGGTTAAACAGCTTTTCGGTGATCAGCCTAGCCACAAATTGATTATACATTAGCCAAATTGTAAAGCACAGTTTAATGCTGTTTGTGCTGCTAAAATATCAAGTTCAGATTGCTTTATTTCTGCCTCAAGCTCGGCGTGATAGTCACGTAATGTCATGGTGAATTCTTCTGGTTCACCCATCGAATTAATGCGATTAACTGCAATTGGTTGATCTGGGTTTGAGAAGATTACATCGAGAGCGGCTTTCTCTTCTGGTGTTTCTCCAAACAACGAGCCTTGTCTTGGGTCGCCCATGTTTTCAACGGCCTGAACCTCAGAGTTAATGGCTTCACTAATCGCCTTTGCGCTCTTGCGCTTATTATCAAATACCTCAAGAAATCTTCTTGCTCCATCACTTAATCCATCGTCTATGAGCTGGCCTTGATTTAGATAGTCATGAACGGTTTGACCATTCGCCTTAATATCTGAAAGCTTCTGTGCTGCCTGTGCTAAGTCTTGCGAAATAGTATTTTCAAAGCGCCCGCCCTGCTTCACTAAATCATTAAGCTGTGATAATTGCGGAGCTGCACGGAGTAAGGCATTTAGTACGTTTTTACTATCATCGTCTAAGTTTTCAGAAAGACGAGTTACAAGGTTAGAGTCTCCATAAGCACGCTGTACAATTGCCGACTCAATACGACGTTTACCTTCTTGAGATAATCGCCCATCACTTGTGATTACCGATCCACGCTCAGATTGTGGCAATTGATCCACAAAGCTACGGATGTAATCCATAGAGTTATCGATGTTAATAGCACCATCACTATTAATTTTTAGCAGTGATGCATCTGGCAACCGATCAGCATCACTCATAGCGCGCTCAGTTGCGCTGAATTGCGCCACATCGCTTTCATTTGCTAAGCGCGAGAAATCCACACGATTAACATCACTAAGGCGTGTACGCACTAAAACAGGTTGATTTAGGCCTGATATATCCATGTTTCTTTGATTAGCCCAGTTTTGGACAAACTCACGGTATGCATCTGCACGGCCATTGTCATAAGCCTTACCGATTGCGAGAGTACGGCCATTACCAGATTCAACAACGTTATCGGGTCCAATAATTGGCGCACCGTCTGAAAGCTTATAAGACTCGCCTAATAACTCAGGCTTTAAGTCATTCGCCATATTTTCGATTTGCTGGCGTGATGCTTCTCGAGTACGGTCACGCGGTTGCAACTCACTAGGGTAAAGTGGATTTACACCGTATAACTGGTCGTTAGATGCAACTAGATCAGCCCAATCTTTTACTTCATAAGCAAAGTCATAGCTTGAACCATCCATCCCATAAGCTGTACTTGATTCACCACCATAGCGTGAGCTTAGCTGGTTCCACTTATTACGCCATTTATTGATAGCTTCGCCTACGGTCATGCCAGACATGCCATTATTTTTAACGATAGCATCGGCATTTTTTGAATCGTATGAGCGCACCACATCAATTAATGGGCGCTTTGGATCAGCTTCGAGAACTTTTACAGCCCCTCCTGGACCAAGTAAGTGCCCTAGATATTGTTCATGTGCAACTGGATCACGGCCTAAGTTTTTACGTATGTAATTATTGGCTTGCTTGATATGTTTCAAACCTATGCGAATCTGCTCATCAACATTGTTGCGGTCTTTCCCGCCTAAGTTCTTCCAAGAGTCATCTAAGACTTGGAAAAGGCCATAAGCGCTTGATGTCGGGTTTTGCGCTGTATGATTAAATTTGCCGCCTGTTTCGATATGACTTATCGTCAATGCAACACTAGGGTCTATACCGTCTTGTTTTGCGCGTAGTGCAATCTGTTTTGCATTTGTAGGTAATGAGCTAGTCGCATAGTCAATCGTTTTTCTGCGCGGCTCTCCTTGCACTGAATTGGGCACGTTAACAGGCTGACCTTTTAATATTTGTTCTGTGGCAGCATCTAAATTTTGATAGTGCTTATTTTGCTGCACTGGGTCAGTTGTTTTTACGGGTAAAGTTGTATCTTCAAACTCAAAGCTATTTCTGACCAGAGCATCATTTAACTGGTCATTTCTGGTTTCAAAATCATCTGCATTAAGTTGGTTTATTTCGGTATCGACGTCTTTGTCTAGTTGATTTTGTCTTGAACCTAAATAACGTGCACCACCAAACATTAATGAATTAATAAGCAAGTAGGTTGCTATAGATTCGCCTGTAACTTCATATTGCTTTGCCTGCTTATCATAGCCTTTAGATTTTAGAAGCTGCTCACTTGCATATTGCATACCAGTGTTTAAGCCAGTGGCACCACCAACCGACAATGCAGCATCGGCAACTAAACCACCTGTACCCTTAAAGCCATAACCAATAGGTAAAGCAGTACCAATCGCATCGCCTACAGCATTTACACCAGCTACTTTCAAAGCTGTGTTTTCATCTACGCCTTTACGGGTTAAATCGGTATAGACGTAATTACCAGTTGAACCACCTGTTAAAGTGGCTGCACCTAAGGTTCCACCTGTAGCAACGCCTAGAGCACCACGCCAGAGATAGTCACCAACACCTACACCGATATTCCCGACTATGCCTGTATTGTCTTTGTCTTCTAGGTCAGCAATAGTTCCATAAACCAGATTGTCCCGGGCCTTTTCACGCTTAGCCTTGAACTCTTCATACGGTTCAATAAATTCATTTGTAGAAACGTCTTTCAGGCTATAGCTAACACGGTCTACAATGGCATCAATCGGTGCCGAAATTGCATCACCAACTTTGTTAAGACCAATTGCCATGCCGCGAAAAGGTGAAGAGATAGCGCCATCGAAGACACCCGGATCATTTGGCCGAGTATCTGGATGCTGTAACCCCTGACTATTGAGCTTCTCAAAGTCCTGTTGGTTTTCGCTAGATAAATCTGATAACCAGTTACTCATTATTTATCTACCCCATTCATGCGGATGCGCCAAACATTTCCTTTGACAACGAGAGGACGGCCACGTTCATTGATAAGGTCATACATCAAGTCACCATTGGCTGCTTTGGTTGGTGAACGAGCCAACCGGAAGTTGTCTAAGTCGTTTACTGACATACCTGTAGCTTTAGAAATATCTGCATAACCCTTTTGAATTTTTGCTTCAAAAGTTGCATCAGTCATTCCATAAGGCTTAGATACTTTCCAGTCTGAAATGCCACGATCTGTATAGTCCTTAAATCCACCTTTCTGCGTATAAACTCCACCAGTTGCCAAACCTAAAGCTGTACGTCCTATCTCCTCTTTGTAATCGTTATCGTCCTTATGCGATTGGCCTCGCGCCTCAGTTAAGTAAGCGTAGATAGACTGGAATGCAGCATAGTTAAGATTAGCTGTTTCCCCTGATACAGACTGCCCTACATATTGATTGAACTTTTGTTTAAGCAATGCCTCTTTAGGTTGAATCATTTGCTTATTTTTAAGCGCTTGTTTCCCTGCAACGATAGCAGTGGCAACATCTAAGCCAGCATCAGATCGGAAATTATTAGCACGAGCATAGCCAGCCATTTGGTAAGCTGGATCACCATTCCCTAATTGTCCTAAAGCCTCACCCCAAATTTTTGCACCGTTCTTAATGCCTTTTGTTTGGTTGATCATAGAGCTAATTAAGTCTAACTTTTGATTCACATTTGATTCTTCCCAAGCTTGTTTTGCTGCGGGCAAAGCTTCGTTAGGAATAGGTTTAATTGTCGAGTTTGGATCTTTATCACGTTGTGCAATCTGATAAGAACCAATGGTTACAATGTTTTTAGCAAACTCATTTGGATTAACACGCAAGCTTATTGGGTTCACTTCTGGAAGATCAATCCCCTTTTCGCGCAATGCCTGAGTAGGATTTTCTTTTGCCGTTTTGAGTTTGTTGTCATAAATACTTTGGTAAGTACTTAAAATTTTGTTTTCAGTTACAGCATCGGCAGAAGCTGTATTCTTCATATTCGCTTTGCGTTTGTTAATTTCAGCTAATTGTTGATCTGTAGGCAGCTTTTGGAAACGTAAAAAGTCACTAGATTGCTTCATATAAAAATTATATTCAGCTTCTGAAGGTGTGCCTTTGACTGCCGTTTCAACATTATTCTGATAAGTTAGATCAATCGGGCGACCAGTTAAAACGTTTTGCTTAAACTCGTTTAACACTTTGTCAGCTTCATTAATGCGCTTATTTTCTTGAACTTGTTGCCGTTGCTGCAATGTTGTGATCTTGCTTTGAATTTCAGTCTGAAACTTTTGAACGGCTGGCCCATCAATAAATTTATAATCTTTTAGACCTGTAGCAACTTCTTGAAGCCCTTCAACACTGTTCTGAGCAATTGCATTTGTTATGCGCGAGTTAATATCTGTGATGTCTCGCGTTGTTTCATATTTATTGGTGAGCTCACTTTTTTGAGCTTCAGATAATGGCAAGCCAACAATATTTTTTAATAGATACTCTTTGCCCGCTTCACGCTCCATTCGTGTTGCTACATTGAAAAACCGATCAGCTAAAACACCGCCTTTTTGTTCATCTGCACGTAATTGCAATGGTAAGAACGATGCACGTTGACGAGTAACATTGCTGTCCCAATATTTCTTTAAATCTTCTTGAGCATGACCTGGTAAACCTGATTGCAATTCAGTAAATTTCTGGCTTGAGAAAGTATTAAGCTCTTCATCGGCTTGCTGTGTAGTGATCACACCATTACCAAGGCGGTTTTTAATGTCAACCACTTTGTCATTGAAGTCAGTAGATAATGATTCATCAAGCTTCAACTTGCCTTCTTTTTCTGCAAGTTGGTTGTTGTAAAGCTCTAAATTTTTAGCTGTAACTTCTTGCTGACGTTGTTGATCATCACGCGCTTGTATTGCCCCACCAATAGAACGGCCAATTTCAGCCAAGCCAGTGTTAGGAGTAAACGATTGCATTTGAGCTTGTGGCGCTTCACGACCACGAGAAATAGGAATACGCATTATTTCCACCCACCATAAGCTTGTGCTGCTGTATCAATGATGTTACTTGCCGCCCTCATGCCGTAATTATTGCGCTGTGCCTTACCTTGACGACGTACATCCGCAGCCGCATAACCTGCCTGCATTTGGTTTAATAAGGCGTTGTAAGAAGCATCCGAAATAATCTCATCACTGATTACAACTGGCGCACCTACATTTACATCCAAACCATTTTCAGCAGCCGCAGCCATGGCACTTGATGCGTCTCGCTGCCCTTGTTCTTTAATCTTTTTGCTTTGAACTTTGGAAACGGACTGAATTGTTTTTGCATTACCCTTAGCTGTAGCGTCAGCCATAAGCGCATTTGAAATATTGCCAACGGCTTCAAGGCCCGAAGAAATAGCACCACCTTTGCACATGTCTATTCCCCTTAAAATAGTGATGAATAAATGATGATGCTTTGAGCAGTTTTTAGTTGCGCATCGACAGCATCATATCCTGATGATTTGAATGATTCTTTCTTTGACACTTCTCTAGGTTTGTCATTTGACTTCTGAGCTGGTCGCTTCCGTGATGAACGTTCGCTCATCTCAAATGTTTCTCTTGAAGCTGAAAGTGCTCCACACATGCTTAAACCTCCATCTCAAGAACATAGCCAATCAAGTTAAAGCCAAGGCTTTCATAGAGTTTTACTGTTTTATCTGCATGGATGCCTGTCATGGTGCCAATCTGGATACGGTCAGCATTCTTAAGCTGTGCCCACCCAATGAAAGTGTTCACTAAAAGCTTGGCAATGTTAGATTTACGGTACTCAGGAAGAACATAAACGCCCTGTTCAAAAGCTAGTTTGTGCCCTGTTCGCCAGTCCGTTTCAATAACACCAATGACTGTGCCAACTGGATTTTGATATTCATCTAGGGCTAGAAAAATTGAGTTATGTTTTTTGATTAAATATTCGAATAGATCAGATGCGCTTTGCTCATCAAATCCTTGTTTTGAAAAGATTGGTGATTCTTTGGTGAGACGCTTGCCGAAATCAACAAGCGTATCTAAATCATTTAGGTTTGCTGCCCGTACTTGCATCTCATTTCTCATTAATTGATACCAACATAGAGATACTTTGCATGTGTAAAGGCATAGGTTTGTCGTGTGTTATCTTGACCTCAAGTTCATGTAACGGCTGCCATCCAACAAATGAATCGACCACATAGCCAGTGTAAGGCAAGTTTACGAACGCCGATTGGTTGTAATACTTGGTAGATAGCTCTTGACCATTGATATATCCACCTACTGATGCATTCAAAAAGATAGCCATTTCGTGTACCTGAATCTTATGAAACATTGCGGTTGTTGGTACTTGGCTAAAGTCTGGTGGCAATAGGTCGATTTCAGTTTTAAACGGTTGGCCAAGATGTACTGTTTGGGTTAGATCAGTGTTAGATAGCTTAATGTTGGTTCCATTAATCGTATAGGTTGAATAGAAATATCCATCCGCATTATTGAAATTAACCAGTGGATTATCTAAAACCTGAATATCAAGATTTAAAATAGAGCCAACGCCATTAGTAACGTTGATATCAAATTCACAATCACTCTGTGCAGACTCGCTAAACTCTTCCAAAACTGTAGAGCCATTGCGATTAGTAAGCATGAAACACTGGTCCTCACCTAATCCCGTTGGTAAGGCGCAGATAGATAAAACCTGCCCTCCAAAATCGTGCTGAGACCAAGCATTCATTTCCTGATCACGGTTTAGTGTGATACTTGAGACTGCACCATCACCCATAACAATCCATACAATAGAGTTTGGTGTCTGCTGGAAGGTTAATTCTTTAATACCCGCATGGTTTTCAGGTATGTGCGGGGCAATTTGCGATAATTCAGGCGAGACAAGGCCATCAACCTCATATCGGTATGACATTGCACGCAACCGCTCACCGCCACGTTGTACAAATAGAAGCTCGTTACCGACTCGGCAAGGCTTAACATTTGCTTGAACACCATAAGAAGTATGCTCATCAATCTGTGCTGAAGCTGGCGTTAAAGGGCCTTGAGAGTTAATTAAGAATTCAGCACCACCAGTTAATGCAACTACACCACCACGCTGTGACAGGTGTAAAATATTGTCAGATTGGGCTGAACTTGAAGCAATGCTAAACGCATCTGCATCTTGAGTTGTCTCTAAGAAATTGCCATCGTCACCAATGCGACTAAACCACATCTGATTAGGGCTTGTTTTTGTATTTGCAAATACCAAGCGCTGTTTAAAGAAACATACTGCCTTTGGGTAACCTGCTGTAGCACTAAATGCGATACTTTTTAAAACCCAAGACTTAGCAATAGCTTGTACTGCCGAAGTAAGTTTTACTAAAACCTCCCCATTTACGCGAGATGGGTCTACATATTGAGTTATTTTGACTTGGCCGCCATTAATTTCAATAATTGAACCTACATTTGAAGGTGTAAAAACGTTAGCTGCTTCATTTGTCACTTCTTCCCATTCCGAAGTAGTTGCAGTAGGCTCAATCCCTTTATTGTCAATCGTTGCACGCCAAGTCTTACTATTGTGAATAACCCGATCACCTGTTAAGTAAGTCTCAGTATTTGACCAGTTTGGGAATGATGAAGCAGTTAAGGAAATAACTTTTCCAACTTCTGTACCAGATGGAGATAAAGCTACGTTTGGAGTGCTGCCAAGCTCATCGTTGGGATTCACACCAAAGGTAAAAGCCGCAAATTGCCAGTTAGTAAAGTCGGCTGAACATAGTAAACGCTGTACAGGTGTATCACCTTGTACAAAATACATGCGGTATTTAGTATGTGCGTACTGTACTTCACGTACTTTTTGGGCCGTGTTGTAAGGTGTCACAGCTTCATAAACAACTGCGTAAGTTCTTGGGTTGTAAACCTTGAGGGAAGACACACCGAGAATAAGCAAATAGGTGTTTTCTGAGTTTGCAATAAACGGAATTAAACGTAATGCACCTGCAAAAATAGAACGAAACTTTGTGCCTGGTCGTTTCTTTGCCCCACCTTCAACCAAAGGCAATGCATTAAGCAACTTTTTAGCACCGTTTGCATATTGCTGAATGTCTGTGCGCGTCCAAAGCAACGGGCTTAATTCACCAGAACTCAGGTTATTTTTTAGAATCCATTGTCTCATTAGAAGCGCTCCCAATAGTAACTTGATTCAGCGTATTGAACGTCTTGGCTTGGGCGCTCTTGACCATTCACGGTACGTGCTTGCTTAATCAAAAACTGGAATTGTGCTTCTGCCGATTGCCCAGCCGCATCACTTCCTGTGACCGGGTTACAAAGTTTAGACGCCATTTTGTACGTCATGGCTTCAACCAACATTGCATCCCAAGTCTGCTCGTTATCGTTGTTAAAAACATATTCAAGGTGAATTACTTCAGTGTCGGCCAAGATATATCGGTTCTCGACTTCATAACGTTCAGTGTTAGCCGAAATAATCAGAACGTAATCACTAGGTAGTGGAAATGCATGAGCATAGCCAAAGCTTGGATATGTAGAGACTGGAGATAAGATTTGCCGTTTTTTGGCGCATGACCAAGGATGTGAGCGCAGTATTGATAAACGTGTAGTGTCATAAATATTACGGCATGTTTGAGCTAATTTTGAGTCTTCCTCAAAACTTGCAATTTGTTGCCCGCCAATCATGCTCAATGCGTTATTGCAAATGGTGACTTTAGATACAGACATAAGAAAACCCCGAAGCTTTTTGGATAGTTTCTTCGGGGTTTTGAAGTGTTTTGTTGGGTGTTAGAACTAATTTTTAGTTCCCTCAACAAAAGATTTTAATATTTTAAACAACTCTTTTGCAGCATCTTTGCTAATCACAATGTCTGAGTCTTTTTGGTAAAGAGTTATTGTGCTTTCATCTACTTCAACTTCTAAGTTGAAATACTTCTCTTGTTTAATTTCAATGCTCATTTAGCACCTTTCGCTACGTTTACTTTGTTAAAAAAAGCACCCCACCGCCTGCCCTAACAGTGGGGTGAAAGCACTTACACTAAGAAGTCGATAGCAACCACTTTCTTCTCATTGGCACGAGCCGCGCCAAATGAGTGAACGCCACCAACCTGTTTGATATTCTTCTTGTCTGGACGAGTAGAAATATCAAAACCTGTAATGTCTGCATCACCAAAGTGTGCAGCAGTTCCCGCATACATCACTGTACGACGCTCTGTAGCACCGCCAGCGCCATTGTTAAGTTTTTCGTAAGGGATCCAGTTCACACCTAACCACTTACTTGCTACAGCACCTTCTTGAAGCATTTTTACAGCCATGTAATCTGCACTCATGAACACAGTGTCCGCTAAGATTTTGATTAACATGTCAGATGTATAAAGCACATAAATCTCTTCGCCATTATGTTCATCACATTCGTTTTTACGGAAAAGTGATTTAGCTTTTACCAGTTGCTCTTTTAGGGAGCCGAAACCAGAAAGAATGATCTGACCAGCAGGCAAAGCTACTTGTGCAACATTCTTAGCACCTGCATCGTCTACTGTAGTACGAGTAACGTTACCGACTAAAGATTGGTAAATAATGTCGTCTGTTTTACGGTTACGGGCACTGACTAAGTTTTTCATATACTTGTCATTTGGATGTGCCTTTAATTTTGGAATATCACGGTTTTCAATTGGAATAAACAAGTCCCAATCCGACATAAGCGCTGTACGAACGCCTGCATCTGGAATGGTCCAAGTAGTATCACCGAAACGTGCACCTGAAGCTGACATTTCAACTTGGCCCATATCGTTTACAGTGAAGGATTCACCCGTAATTTTCCCACGATTCACAACTGTTTTAAGGAGTCGTGACTCATTTTGCATTGAGGCAACTTCGTACGTGTCATGATACTGTTGTACAAACGCTGCCGTTATTTTGTTTTCATTCGCCATTGGTTAGCCCCCTAGCCGTATGCTTTTTGGTAATAACTTTGAACTTGGGCAGTGACACGTTTGTGGTCGGGATGACTTTCATCCATGTATGCCTCTGATGCGATTAATTCTTGAATGTTCTCGGCACCGCTTTGTTGGGTGTTTTGAGGCGGCATATCTTCTTGTAATGCCTTGCCAAAGTAGGCAGCTAAACGAATACCGAATGTTGGAGAATCAACATCCGCAACTTGCAACCCAGCCGCTTGAATTGCTTGATTGGCGAAACGCAAGTTAGCTTCATAATCGTTACCCCAATCCTGTTGAAGTGATTCTACTTGCACGGCTGTGTGCTGCTCGTAAGCCTTCATCACCACAGCCATTTGTTCATTGGTTACGCCAGCTTGATGAGCACTTTCTAAAAAAGCTTTGTTATCTTCATTAGATTTGAATGCATCGAAATCAAAGCCTTCCAACTCAACCTTGTAAGCATCCGCAGACTCAGGAATATCTGGCTTGGTTTCTGTTTCAGCTTCTGGCTGTTTCTGCTCTTGAGTTTGGCTCTCAACTGGTGGCGTTGCTGTATCCACAGGTGTTGTTTGAGTTTGTTCAGTTGCTTGAACGTTTTCTGTGTTTGTCTCTTGTTGTTCATTAAGCATCGTTCTCTACCTCACTGTAATTTGGGTCATTTGCTTTGTTGATTTCATTGATGATTCCAGCCACAACGCTTTGTTGACCAAGCTTGTAATTGGTTTCACGGTCTGTATTTGAGAAAGCATTGCGGCAATACTTTTGGGTCAGATGCTCAAGAATGCGTTGCCCGTTCAGATCAAGATCAAACACGACCCGATACGTCTCTGGCGTTGCTGGGCGCAATGCTCTGTGTTGAACAAAAGTTCCAACTTCTTCGGGCTTCTGTTCCTTGTTGCGGAGGCTTTCTTCAAGCTGCTGAATACGTGAATTGGCTTTATTCAATTCCTCTTGTGACTTAGATAATTGAATGGTGGTATCTAAGTGCAAGCGGTTCTCAGCCCAATACTTTTCCTGCCATTCCTCACCACTAACTTTGTAAGCTAGGGCAAATGCAGCAGCCACAATAAAGGCAAGAACTGCAACTACAAAAAGGGCATTAATCATTGTCGTGTCTCACTGGTTAATTCAGACTCAAGGCCCTTACCGACTGCATTTGCGAGTGGTTGTGCTAGGGCCTGCTCTTGTTCTTGTTGTGCAGCTTGTTGCTGTGCTTCCTGACGCTGCTTACGGATTGCATCGATCTGATCTTGAGTACGTAGAATTGCTGTAGGCACACCTAAGCCCATGCCCGAAACTTGCGCTACGGCATCCATATCTACGTTGTCTAGGATTGAAGGATCTATTTGAGCTACGTTCGACATTCCAGCTAAGAAGCGCTCAATTGCTGTGACTTCTTCTAGTTGCTGTGAACGAGCCAAAGCAGAAATAAACTTGAATGACAGATTGCGGCCCTGCATTTCTTCTGGCGCTTCACCAATTACACCTGCACGATAAGCAAGCCCAAAAGTACGCTCTAACAAAGGCGTTAATAACTCAGCTTGCCAACGACCATACAGCGGCCCTAATTGCTGACGAATTAAGTCAACACGTACATGCACTTCGGTTGCTGTCATTGCTGGACCATCGGCAGGCTGTAACTGATCTGCCATCATCTTTTTACGGATTGCACCTTGAAGATGAGCTAACAAATCAACACCAACTTGATAGCCTTTTCCGTCATCAATGCGTTTCAATGAGTTCACATCATTAACGACAATGATTTTCCCGCCACCTAAGCGCACTGTGCGAGGGTTAAACGTGCCATCATCTACGCCTGCATACATGCCTAGAGTTGAGATCTCGGCACTACGCAAGGTATCGCGCATTAACTTGTTTGCTGTTTTCGAGTCAGGCAAAGCAATAGAAACTTGACCAGTGCCATAGACTGAATTCGGTATCTTTCTAAAGCGTGGAATTACGAAAGGAAACTCGTTGTAACCTGTCTCACGTAAAACATTTTTTTCATCTACTTCAATGTGGTAAGACGCAAAAGGCATTTCCTTCGGCATCAACTGACGATCACCTTTGATGTAGCCTGTTTTGCGTGGCTCAACTACCCACAAAACCTTAACCTTGCAATCAGGTTTAGACTTATAAGTATTGCGGACCTTCTCACTAACCTTGTCTTCGCCATACTCATTGACTAGCGCCGACATCGTCATTTCATATTCACGATAGAGCGTGTCAACCTTCTGATCTTGACGTGTTGAAGCTAGATAGCATTGCCCAATATCCCAAGTCTGGAATACATAGCCACCACCTGCATGACGATCTACATCGGCATACATTACGCCCCAACCAGCAACCACACAGTCGAGAACCAAATCAAATATTTCGCTATCGTAGTTAGCCCCGTGAATGTTGCGCCAAATGAATTGACACACTTCATCAAGCCACTTCTCACCTTCTGTGAGTTCGGCTGGATCATCAACACCATTCGGCACAGCTTTAAACCACAGTGCATTAGCTGGTGTGGTTCCTGAAATGATGCTTGATACAAGTAATTGCGTTGCTTCTGATAGGGTTGAATCTAATAGCTCAGCTCGTTGTGTCTTACGTGTATCTGTTACATCATCACCTATAAACGATTGCTGACGCTCAGGCGCCGCATAGCGATAACACTCAGACCAATGAGGCTCTAAGCGGTTTCGCGCTGCTTTAAGTTCGCTTAAGCGCTTGCATAACTTTGCTACTAGTTCGCTCATATCAGCCACCTAAAGTCGTTTTCTTTTGGGTGTCTGTTGCTGACGCCAAAACAGTTGAAGCACTACGCTTACGACGCTCTGCCGCTGCTGCATTTGTGTCTAATTGAGCTTGGTTTTTAGCGGCTGCATCTGCGGCTTCTGCATCAAAACCTTTTGAAGCACCCTTAGTGTCTGTGAGGCCAAACATGTCAGTCACAGATGAAAGAACTTTTCCTAATCCGCCTCCGCACATTAGTCCGCCTCCTTAGTTGACCAGCCCTTTTCAGTCAAAACAGGAATGCGTTTTTTAGGCTGTACTGCACCAGCGGCATTTGGCGCTTCTGGTTGCGTAGACTTCTTTAGCTCAGCAAGTTGAGCGCGCATCTGCTCTAACTCTTGGCGCAATAGTTCTTCTTGAGATGGACCAGTTTCACCCGCACTTTGATCATCCCCACCTGTGATATGACCTAAAGCCGCCTCAGCCTGATCTTTAGTTGAAGTGTCTTGGTTTACTTCTGGCGTTTGTGCTTCTTGTTCTTCGTTCTGTGTAGCAGTCACACCAGGTGTTTTAATTTCTCGTTTACCAGCCATGAAAAAGCCCCATTCGTTGTGAATAGGGCTAGTGTTGTGTTTATTAAGTTGGGGTTTGTTGGGTGATTAAAGGTCTTCTAATTTCACCAATTTAAAGCCATCTTTTATTGGATCTCCGTCATCCTTATAATTTACGAATAAGTTTGAGTCTATTACACAAATATGAGAAACATCTTGATGCCAACCATCATCATTTAATATAAAAGACGATTCTGTTTTCCATACATCAACTTGCAAATCGAAATCAAATTCAGGGTATTCCTCTCGCTCCCAATCAAAGCCAAGTTTAAACAGTTTTTTCTGCGCTTCATCCCAAGCAAACTTATTTGGTGTTTCAATACAAATATTCATTCCTTATAACCTCTTCATCTCATCACAATAGATACACAAATACGCCTTATAAATCCAGCAGTACTGGTACTCGTGGTTGCAAGCCTCTTTGAATGTTGTCATTGGTCACCTGCCTCAAGAACATCAGTTCTTTCACGCGCTAGATATAGGTCAACTTCTTCAAGCAAGGTTTCATAGCGTCTTTTCGCTTCACTACCCAATACAGAAGCTTCCTTCTGAATTTCCCATGCTTTGTCGTAGTCCTTTTTTGTATGCACTGGCTCGTCAGGGGCATGCACAAAACAATCCCGAAACTCTTCAAAGCGATTGATAGATTCTCTATGGATTTGAATCCAATGAATAAACATCATTCCGATTTTGGCCAATTCTTCGTTATTCACTGTCCTTCCCCCTTGAGCGCTTGCTCTAACTCGTCCCTAATGCTCATACAAGTGGAAACATTATAAGCATCCAAACCATACCTATGTATTCTTTTTAAGAATAGCTCAAGTTCTTCTAATCTCTTTTGCATCTTCAACATGTTTATGCCTTGTTGGGTGTATAGGGTTTGCAGCTCCTCCACTTTTGCTTGCTGGTGCTGCCATGCCGCATCAAATCCCGCTCTTGCTGTAATGTCTCTTGTTTGGTAATACCAATCTGAAAATACTTTTTCTTTCATCTCAAACATCCTTTGATTTACACAGCGGGCTGATGTGGTTTTCTATGTGGGAGTCGTCGCCCATGTCATTGTCAATGCGGTGGCCTGCTGCTATTTCTTCAGGGGTGGCGTGCTCAATCTCTCCTTTGGTTGTATGAAGGCGCCAATTTTCCCCATTCTTTATGAAATTACACTTGATAAGATCCTTATCAATACTGCTTATTTGGTAGATAGACTCGGTTATTTTGTCTGTGCGTTTAACCCAATCCCCGACTTTAAACTCACTCACGGCTGGCTCCTTTGTCCCACTGGACATCTTTAAGACTTGGACGGAATACGACAACGCAACAACCAAATGGCGCATTAGATGATGAACCGCCAAACTTTAAGCGGCCACGAATAAAATGAATTTCACGACCCAAACAATAGTCTTGAAACCAGCGTGCATCAGTTCTAACTGGAACCAATGCAACAACTGTATGTCCTTGTTCTGCTGTGTAAGCTGCTTTTGCTATCCAGTCTACGATCTCACGGCCGTATGGAGGATTCATCCAGCAAGTACCGATCCACTCTTGCTTTAAACCGTTTTGTTCTGGGCTAAAGAATCGTTCACACTTTGCATTTTCTGGCAGAGCACAAACATCAAGATCAAAGTTAAATACAGCATTCAGCTTGTCGAAGAAGTCTTGAGGCGTAGCCCATACATCTGTTCTATTTTCCGCAAGGCCAAACAGCTTGCGTTGCGCCATTGTGTTCATTCACCGCCTCCGTATATTGATTCGTATGCTGCAATAGCTGCTAGCAATGGCTGGTTATATACAAAACAATCTTTATGAGCTTCTGAACGTGCTGCTTTTAGCCCACCTAAGCTATTTACCAAATCAACCGACTCCACCAGACGCTTGATGTCGGAAAGGCTGTATGCCAAATCAAGTGGATTACATTTCCCAAAGTATTCGAGCCATTTGCTATAGCCAGTGCTCCATTTAAACCACTTGCCATCATCTTCACGTTGTGAAAAGTACATCTCGCCATCTAAGCAAGGGATTACGAATTGAGAATGCTTTGGGGCTTCTTCTAAAATTCGTTTAGCATCTGGCAATCCCTGCTCACGAATAAACTGTTCTGGTTTCATTGTTGTAATTCCTCTTCTAACTGAGCAGCGAAAACGTCTAGTGTTTCAAGTAGATCTAGCTGCCCAATATCGTATTTATATGTTTGCCACTCACCTTCACGTGGTACGCGCTCAATCCCTGTTTGCTCTTGCCATAACATGATGAATTGCTCACCGTGTATGTACTCTGGAATTGAACCAGTAGACCAAGAAGAAACAGTACTGCCACCCGACACATCAAGGACGTATGCAATCTTTTCGTGCGACCATCCAAGGTTGCGTAAATCTAGAATCATGCGGTTGAAGTCTGGGCGTTTATAGCCTCGGCGTTGGCGCAAGAATTCTTTGGCTTTTTTCTTAGTTTCGAGAAAACGCGCGCGTGCGCGAGGGTTGTCTGTAAAAGCTGTACTATCAACACGCATATTCACCTCTCACGCTCCTAAAAATGTCTTACATCCCATGCATTGTTTTTCGTATTCCAATGCACAGATTTAAATGAAAATGGATACAATTCGGCAGCTACTTTGATCTTTACTAGCGCATCATCTTCCCAATGGCCTTTGACCTCATGCACTTGCAACTCAAAATCACTTGTAAGCACGAAAAAATCAGGCTTATAAAACGTCTTTTCAGCTAAACGCAGGTTGATACAGTCAAACTTGAACCAAAGGATTTCACCTTTCATTTTTTTGCTTTCAAGGTAGTCGTTATATTTACGCTCTGTTTTGTTCATAGCGCCTTGTTTTAATCTTCCTAGTACCCTTGCATCACTTTTACTTTTATCGCGCTGTAATGTGTCTTTTTGCGCGATATTTCGCTTGTTTTGAATTGACTCAAGCTCTTTTTCGCTTATTCTCATTCTTCTTCTCCAATTTGATGATATTTTGCTGGGCAATCTTTAGGCGCGATAATGTTTCTTGTGTGCATGTCCCAGTGTTTTTAACTTTCTCAACCACACAAGCACTAACCCCTAGCTGTCTAGCAAGTGCAGCTTGCCTTCCATATTTTGAAGTCATCCAATTAACAAGTTGGTTTACATCGCTTGGATTGGCTCTCTCTGAAATCTTCTTGCGAGCAGTAGGTGCTGGAGTTTCTTGTTGTGCTTTAAGCTGCTCTAACAGGCCAGCTCTTCTAAGTTTTACGTACAAACATGCAGCTGCTCTTGTTTCAGCAGTCTTTAATCCATGGTTGTAAGCACAACGCAATGCCATCATTTCCTTGTAGTTCATCTGCCTAACTCCACCATGTTCAAAACAGAAACTTCCATTTCAGCAAGCACGTAATTTTTTAATTCGTGGTAGGTGTTGTTTTTGAATGCCTCATGCACTTCTTTAACCACGATCATGTCGAAGTAAGGGCGCTTTCTTTTTTCCGCGATTGTGATTAATCGGAATTTAATTTCTGTTAGTGTCATACCGCCCTCGCATCTTTCCAGTTGCACTCAATGGTTGTGAGTCCGCCATGTTGGAAACGTGACCATAGGCGATCACCCAAATCATTTTTGAGTTGTTCAAGTGTCATATTTGAAATGAGCATCGTTGCTTTGCATGCGTCATAGCGTGAGTAAAGAACTTTGTGCACTAGCTCTAAGCGCTTATCGCGGTCATGCAATCCGTACTCGTCAAGGATGAGCAAATCGTAGGTAGTGAACTCATAAATTACTGACTGCTCTGATTGATCTTTTGTGTCCTTGTCCCACGCTTTCATGATGCGTTGAGCCAATTCTTCGCTTGTGATGTAGCGTGCATAGTTGCCTTTGGCTAAAAGCGTTCTTGCAGTTGCACACGCCAAATGTGTTTTACCTGTTCCGGTACTTCCGACCATGACTAGGTTTTCCACTTCGCCCTTCACGATCTTCTTCGCAAAGTTAGCCGTTTGAGTTAAAGCGTTCTTCTGACCAGGTAAAGGCGTGTTGTAATTTCTGAACCCAGCGTTTTTGTGACGTTCTGGAATCATTGCGCCTGCAAAGTGTTTTTCACGTACAGACTTTTGAACTTCAAACGCATGTTCTTGATTTGCTTTTTCCACATACTCGATTGCACATTGTGGACAGCCTTGGAAGCCTCCCATGATGATTTCTTTCACGTTGTGTTTAGTGCAGAAACCTGAACCTTGTAAAACCTCTGGATTAAGCATTGCGTTCATAGCATCCAATCCTCCAATTCAACAGGTTCACCTGCATTGCTGTAATCAGGATTGATGTTTTCCCATGCTGCATTCACATTTCGAGAATCGATTTGTTCTTGTGCCTTCGGTGCTGGCTTACGACTTGAGAAATTGCGTTTAATCCACTTCACGAAGTTTGTGTACATTTGGGTATCTGTAAGCAGACCCGCTTCAAGTTTTGTTGAGTAGTACCCGTTGATCTCAAGTAACCAACCATCGACTTCGGATTGAGTCATTTTTGCGATACCTGATCGTTGCAACCAAGCATTCAAAGTTTGAATTTCAGGTGTCCAAAGTTTGAGCACTGAATCGACCTGATTTTCACCACACATATTTTTAATATTTTCTTTTAATATATTTTCTTTTACAGAGTGACATGCCATGTCACTAGTGGTGGTAGCATGAGATGTCACTGGTCTAGTAACACGAGATGTACCTACTTTTATGTTACTAGTATCATCTCGTGTTACTAGTTCAACTGGTTTCCGCTCATCAAAAGTAAGGGTATAAACACTACTTTTACCGTGCTCTTTATGGATAGAAATTAGCCCGAATTTCTCCAATTCAGACATTTTTTTACGAACTGTTCTCTTATCCTTTATGCCCGTAATTTTCATTACCAATGATTCGCCTAATGCTCTGTTCTCTACATGGAATCCACTCACATAGCGATTAATAAAAATCAGACACGCAATAGCATCGCCATCTAGTACAGCTAGATAACCTTCATCACAGATAAAATTAGGCAAAGGAGTATGACCCTCTGCTTTTTGTGACATAACTTGTCGCTCTTGTTTTGGAAACTCGATAACTTCACCTTGTGGGCTATCATGTTTGTGTGCTAAATTCATCTTTCAGCTTTCCTTTTCATTGCTTTGCAGTGGAATGGCAGATAAGGCTCAATTGGTTACGACAATTGGGCTTTTTTTGTGCCTGTGTTTTATGCGGATTTGGTGCCAGTTCTAGTTCGAATGGCTCAGGATTTCTTGTATCTACGGTAACTGTGGTTAGATCGAACTCAGCCTGTAGACTTTGAAGTAACTCCTGAACTTCACGGATTACATCAATGCCACGCTCTCTCATTAATTCGGAAACAGTTTGTTTTCTTGATCTAGCGATTCTTTCTAAAAGAATCTTTTCCTCATCCGTGCACTTAAAGGTGACACTTGCGGTTAATTTCTCAGCCATGTCACCACCTAAGCCGCTTTGATCGTGTGTGGGATGTTGGGATTTACAAGCAATAATTTAGAGGCCGAACCTTCAGGAACCATATCGCCCCATAAGCTAACTGCTTGTTTACTAATCCCAATTGCTTTTGCCACACCGACTTTGGTTTTGAACGCCTGAATGGCGTCACTTTTCTTCATCAGTACTTGCACTTTCTTTACTCCAGTAAACAAAGACAAGTAAAGCATACTTTACTTAACGAAATCAAGCAAACTTTACTTATAAAAAGTTAAGCTAGCTTTACTAATTTGGGAATTTTTATTATGTCTTCGCTTCAAGAACGCATGCATCAAGCCAAAAAGCACTACGAATCAACTCGTAATAAAAAACTAAAAAACACAGAAATGGCTGAATTCTGTAAAGTAAGTAAAGCAAGTGTTGGTCAGTGGTTTAATGGACCAACAAAAGAACTGGATGGCAGTAACTTGACGCTTGCAGCAGAATTCTTAGGTGTTAACCATAAATGGCTTGCTGGCGAACGTGCCCCAATGCTGCTAGATAAAAAATCAGATGCGAATGTAGTATTTAATAATGATGAAATTAGCAAAATCCCTATACTAGATTATGTACAAGCTGGCCTTTTTAACTCTGTTGGTTACGATGGGGTAAATCCAATAGGCGAAACTTATACGACTTATAAATCCGCAAAAGAAAAAAGTGTATTTAGTCTTACCGTTCAGGGTGACAGTATGTTGCCAGACTTTAAACCAGGTGATCTTTTAACAATCGACACAGCATTAATGCCTCAGCCCGGTTCTTTTGTGGTAGCTCAAAATGGTGACTATGAGGCAACTTTCAAGAAGTATCGAGTAATTGGATATGATGATTTTGGAAGGGAAATTTTTGAATTAGTTCCTTTAAATCCAGACTACCCAACACTTTCATCACTTAATCACAATATATCAATTATAGGTGTGATGGTCTTACACATGAGAAAATATAAATAACAGGTATTAATATGGAATACATCATTTATGTGCTGGCAGTACTTGGTGTAATTTTTCTGTTTATATTCATTTGGATATTTAAGATAATAATTCAAACGAAACGAAACATTAAAATTAAACCAAGATCATTTACAAATGCAGAAGATTTAATCAACTTCATTAGGGCCGTTTTTGAATGCAAGTTGAAACATAAATCCATTTTGTTCGGTTTTGTAGAGTCAACTTATAGAAATAATGGTTTTACAGGTCTTTCAGACCCACATTTAGAAGTAGATGTGTCTATTGTTATTGACAATGGTTATAAAAAAATAGAAGCGACTTGCCCAGTTGTGAATGCGAATCTAGCACAAGGTGATTTTGTGGCTATCATGCCTATTTATAATCAGAGACATGACATATGGAGTTATGTAGTTACAGCTAAACTAAAAGCTATTTACCTTGGGGATAAAGGGTTTCAAGTAGTAGACCGATTTGTGGAATTAGAATAATCAAATATCCTCTTAATGACCCACTTCGGTGGGTTTTTTATTTTCTAAGAAATAAAAAGTAAAGCGTACTTAAAAATAATTAGTAAAGTAGGCTTTACAATGTCTGCAAGGTAAAGTATGCTTTACTCACCTTATAAACAAAAACCGCCATAGGGTTCGAAGACTAGGCGGTTTGCATCAAATGCGGAGATAAGTATGAACATAAAAGCCAACATAGTCAAATCCATGGGATTCGTAGGAGTAGTTAGTGCTCTAACTGCTGCTTATGCATTTACCCCAGCTAACAAAGAACCTGTAACGGTTGCAGCTCCTTTCAAAGTTGAATCAATCGACCCTGAAAATGAACAAGCAGTACTTCAAACTGCAAATGAAAAGTTCACATTAGAAGTTGATTTTGATGCTCAGTACTCAATTGATGGCAACGGCTATCAAGCTTGGCGTGAAGTTGAAATTAACGAGATTAAAGACATTCGCGTTTATGACGAAGATGGCGAGGTATTGGCTTACGTTGATCGTTTGGACGTAGTTGAGATTAAAGACCTTATCGAATCAGGAATTAGAGAGCGCATTTAAGCGCTCCATGGTGAATGTTATGAATGCACATCCTGAAATTATCGAAGTATCAAGACTTCAAGCTCTTATTAAAGATTCTGTAAATGCCCTGCTCCCACTTTCTAGTGAGAAAGATACAGTCATCACTGATGGCGGCAATTGGATTCACTTGCGTTATGTGGGCCGAGGTACTGAACAAATCCAATTAGAGCTAGGTGATCAGTTTTCTATTAAGACAAAAATCGCCTACCTAAGTGAGACGTTAAAAAGATTAGCAGAAATTAGAAATGAGTTGCGAGGTGGGTGATGGGAACTAGACACTTAATTTGTGTACAGCACAATAATGAATACAAAGTTGCAAAATACGGTCAATGGGATGGTTATCCAAGTGGTCAAGGTGTTGGAATATTGGAATTCCTAAAGGGAGGATTTAACAAAGCTCTTTTTATTCAGAAGCTGGACAACATCTTTGAACCTACAGATGAGCAAGTTAAAGCTTGGTACAAAGAGGCTGGCAATACTCGTGATGATGGTTATGTTGACTTTGATGTATCTAAACGTTTTTCAGATAAATACCCTTCTTATTCACGTGATGCTGGATCAGACATTTTGGGGATTATCCAAAATTCTGAATCACCTATTCCAATGCGCAAGTATCTTGAATTTGCTGCTGAATCGCTATTTTGCGAATGGGCTTATGTAATTGACCTAGATAAAAACACTTTTGAAGTTTTTCGGGGCTTCAATAAAACCCCATTAGATAGCAGCGAAAGATTTGCATCTGTTACTTCACCAGATAGCAATGAAGGTTATTACCAAGTGAGATTCTTAGAATCATTTGATTTAGACAATTTGCCATCTGAAGAAGACTTTATTGCTCAGTTAGAACGTGAAGAGGATTAGGAGAAGATTATGAATGCGCCAGTGCAACACTCAGGACAAAACCCTTTTGCAGTAACTGCTCCCACAACTCAAGCAATGTCTACAGTTCAATCTGATAGTCAACGTGCAATTGCAGAGGTTCAAGCTGCTTTAGTTATTGCTAAGCAGTTCCCACGTAACCCAATTGAAGCTTATGACCGGATTATGAACGCTTGCCAGCGTCCCGGCTTAGCTCAATCGGCTGTTTATTCTTATGCTCGTGGTGGAAGTTCAGTAACAGGACCATCAATTCGACTTGCGGAAATGCTTGCTCAGAATTGGGGAAATATTCAGTACGGTATCCGCGAATTATCTTCTGAAAATGGCGAATCAACGGTTGAAGCATTTGCTTGGGATGTGGAGACAAACACCCGTCAAACAAAGGTTTTTCAGGTTCCACATATTCGTTATACACGCAATGGATCTAAAAAATTAACAGATCCACGCGATATTTATGAATTGGTTGCAAATAATGGCGCTCGTCGTCTACGTGCATGCATCTTAGGTGTAATACCGGGTGATGTGATTGATGATGCTGTTAATCAGTGCGAAAAGACAATCCATGCAAGTGCTGATACTTCACCAGAAGCTGTGCAAAAACTTGTTGTAGCCTTTGAGCAATTCAATGTCACGAAGAAAGACATTGAAGACTACATTCAGCGTCGTCTTGATGCTATCACGGCAGCCAATATCGTTGCGCTTCGCAAGATTTTCACTAGCTTACGTGATGGAATGAGCTCACCTAAAGACTGGTTTAAAAATGTCACCGTGAAGGAAGTTGGAGAAGTTCAGGAAGTTAAACCAACTGTACCAGACAACGAGTTCCCGGTTCTCTTAGAGCAGATCAAAGCTGATGCAGTTACTAAAGAGTATGTATTAGAAGGCTATGCACTTACTAATGCACAAATAGCTGAGGTAAATGCACTATGAAGCTATTCCGATGCTCAAGCCTTCATAAGCTTGTAGGCGACCCTAAAACTAAAGGCTCAGTTCTTAGCGATACAGCTAAGACTGAGATTATAACAATCGTTAAGGAGGACTTGACCACGTTCAAGTCTTTCAAAGGCAACCAGTACACAGCTAAAGGTAATGTGCTTGAAGAAATCGCAATTAGCCTGTCTGGCAAGGTTCGTTTTCGTCAACTTCAAAAACACAGTGGTCGAGTTAGCAATGACTTAATCACTGGTGAGTGTGATGTTCTTGATTTGAATAGTAAGCTGATTCTTGATGTGAAGTGTACATGGGATATTGGTACTCATCCATTCTTTAAAGATGAAGCTGAAGAAAAGGCAAAGAAATCTGGTTATGACTGGCAGATGCAGGGCTACATGTGGCTTTACGACTGTGAGCAAGCAATGGTCGATTTCTGGCTACTACCTTGCCCTATCGAGCTTACAAATGATTGGGATGATAGAGAACAGCTTATTGATTTAGTTGAGCGTATCGACCTTAGAGAACGCTTAACAACTGTCACCTACAAACGTGACGAGGCAATGATTCAAAAGATCAAAGACAAAATTCCACATGCTCAAGAGTACTACGCAAAGTTATATCAAGAGCGCATTAAAGCGAAGGTGGCAGCATGAAACAAATCGAATTAAACACAATTAGCGGTACTTCTGACCAAATCGCAGAAGAGATCTTTAAGAAAATTATTAGCCCTATGGTTGATGAAATGAATAGCCAAGATAAAGACTCAGCAAAGGTTTTCACATTCTCAGTAATGTGGCTTGGTATGGCTCTATATGCTGCTCAATTTGAACCGCACAATGCCAAGAAAACAATTCAATTTAGTGTTGATCAGTTCATGCAAACGTTCGACAAATTCAGCAAAAGACCGAGCTAAGGAGCAGCAGCATGACAGATTTGAATAACACAAAACTTTGGGCAGTTAATATTCCAGAAGAACCTGATTCAGAACTTCTCCACCCTGTTCCATCGCAGAAGATTGGAAAGCAACTTGTCTATCGCCTTAAGAAAGAAGCATTACAAGCGTTTCCTACAGTTGGTCAATGCATTGCTGACTCAATCACTTTTGAAGAGTGGCAAGGCAGCAAAGAAGATCATGAAAAATATCTTCAAGAAAACAAGAACTGGTGGTTAGAGACAACTTTTCTGGGAGAAGGCTAATGACAGATTTGAATAAGGAAAGAGAAGTTAATTTACGCTTTGAACAAGATGATGGTGTTGTTTGGGTGTTTGATGGTGATAGTCAATTTGGCACCGAAATAAGTCATTTAATGATGATGCATGCAGATGAATATAACGAAGATGAATTACGTGTTATTTGTAACCATGCGGCATGTGAAATTGGCAGACTTAGAGCAGAGCTTGAAAAAGCCAAAGCTCAGGCGGTGCCAGAGGGTTACGCCTTAGTTTCAAAAGATAAGTTGCATGAATGGTATTGCATGGCTAATCGTTCGGAGGAACTTGGATGTCCTGAATGTTACGAAGCTCGTGGTTATGTACATAATCTTGCATGTGAGTTAAATGAAGCAAGCGAATCGGGAGCTGAGGGATGAACACAATGGCCCAAAGCAAGCTGTTTGGTCTTGCTGAAAATAGAACAGATGTATGGTCAACACCGCAAGATTTTTTTGAAAAATTGGATCGAGTTTTTAACTTTGATTTAGATGTTTGTGCTCTGCCTGAGAATGCCAAATGTGAGCGCTACTTCACGCCTGAAATTGATGGGCTGAAACAAGAATGGTCTGGAACATGTTGGATGAATCCACCATACGGCCGTGAAATTGTAGATTGGATTGCCAAAGCAGCAGAAACAGCAAGTAAGGGTCATACGGTAGTTGCACTCGTTCCTGTTCGCACTGATGCCCGTTGGTTTCAAGACTATTGTTTGGGTCGTGAAATTCATTTTATTCGTGGCCGCTTAAAGTTTGGCGGTTCATCATCTAATGCGCCATTTGGTTGTTGCGTTGTCGTATTTCGTCCAAGTCTTAAAGATGTTCAGTGGATTGTGACAGAGACTGATTTTAGAAAAGCGGAAAGTAAGGAGGGGTGAAATGTTATTGACTACGGATGAAGTTGAACTAATCAAAACTTGTGATGAAAGCCCTGAACAATATGATGCTTTTTTTCAAGGAAAGCAAATTGGATATCTTAGATTAAGGCATGGTGAATTTAGAGTTGATTATCCCGATTGCGGAGATGAGACAATTTACTATTCGCAAGAAATGCTTGGCGATGGAAAGTTTGAAGATAGTGAACGTGAGTACTTTTTGATGAAGGCCAAAAAAGCAATCGTTAAGAAGTTTAATGAAATGGAGGGGTAAATGGAAATTGATCGTCGTGTACGTGCTAAAGAGTTTATGATGCTAATGTCTATTGGCCGCACTAAATTCTATCGCATGATTAAGAATGGTGAAATTCCTCAACCTATCAAGGTAAGTGACAAAGAGGTATTTTGGCACGAATCAAGTGTTAAGAAAGTTGTCGAAAAACACAAAGATAATTCTGATATGATAGCCTGCTAA